AATTTGCCCATTGATCAGTTAGAGAAACTAAACAAACAAATGTTTGACAATAAGATTGCTAAGATTGCTCAAAAGAATATTGGTAAGCTTATTGTAAAAGAATATCCCACCGGTGCCGCTCATACTGGTCACTTCCGTGCTTTATTAAATGAACTTAAACTAAAGAAAGACTTTATTCCAGATATTATCTTTATTGATTATTTGAATATCTGTTCTTCATCTCGTATGAAAGGTCTTGGTGGATCTATCAATACCTATTCTTATATCAAATCTATTGCTGAAGAAATGCGTGGTCTGGCTGTAGAGTTCAATGTACCTATTATGACTGCTACTCAAACCACTCGTTCTGGTTTCTCTAATACCGATGTTGGATTGGAAGATACTTCTGAATCATTTGGTTTGCCAGCCACAGCCGATCTTATGTTTGCTTTGGTATCTACCGAAGAACTTGATAAGCTAGGTCAAATCATGGTCAAGCAGCTTAAGAATCGTTACAATGATCCAACATATAAGAAAAGGTTTGTAGTTGGTGTTGATCGTGCTAAGATGAGGTTATATGATGTAGAAGAATCTGCACAAACTCTAACCGACGATATCCCAGTATTTGACAACTCTGACTCTGGCAGATCAATTAAAACTGAACGAAAAGACTACTCTGACTTTAAAGTCTAGAATTAATTTGAAAAAAAATGCTAAGCCATTGTTTTGATGGAGTATTCTTGTGCACTTTTTCCTTTACAATCCATTAAAAGTATGATATAATATACTTACAAAATGGAAAAAGGAAGGAAATAGTATGATTAAAGTTTACCAAATTAAAGACCAAAAAGCTATCTACCCAGATGTATCATTTACGTATGGTATGAGTAAGTTTCAACCTAAAGATCACCTTGACAAATATGTCTATGTTGCTGATCTAGATGTTGATACTCTTGACGATGCGTTTGAGGTTGGTAATATGGGTCCTGAAGAAAAGATCACTCGCCATAACAAAATGAGTTCAGTATCAGTTGGAGACATTTTAGTTAATGACCAAGCTGATACGTATGTTGTAGCTAGTTTTGGCTTCGATAAAATTGATTGTGACTTTGGATATGCAGAGGTAGGATAATGGAACAAGCTCTTAAAGACTATATTATGAAACAACGTCAGGAAGCTGAGGAATTCTCTAAGCAGCCTGGATGTTGGATGGGATCTATGCCACACCCTGATGATACTGAGTATTGGACTCAGCGTTGTCCATCAGGTACTCTTAAAGAGTTTAACCGTATTGAGCTGGAAGAATCAGCTTACTACGCTAATGCCGATGCATATAGCAAATCATATGCAAGATCTTTAGATTTTTCTAAAATGACTGATAAGGAACTTGAAGAAGAAATCGATATGGCTTGTGCTTCCATGGAAAATGAGCGCAAGTTTGAAGCTGAAATGGAAAAAGAAGCTCAAGAAGAAGAGGCTAAATTAGCAGCATCTCTTGGGATTGATATTCCTACACTACAACGCTGGATTAAGGAGGCAGCATAATGGTAGATGCACAATGGCAAAGACGTGTTGAAAACGTTGTTGCGCTTATCAGTTCACTTGATAAGAAACAAAAGTGGGCTAAGAAGTATTGGACTTTAGTATTACATCAACTAAAAGAAAAAGGAAAACGCATACATGACTAATCTTGTTGAAGTAACTGGCGGTAACAAATTTCAAAGAGATATTGCACATAAGACAATAGCTTTTATGATTAAGAAACTAATGCCTCGTATGAGAACTCTTGATATTGAGTTAAACATATGTGATATTAAATCTGATGCTGTTGGTTACGCAATGATGACTGATAACAATAGAACATTTGAACTTGAAATTGATAAAAAGATTAATTTACAAAATTTAGTTACTACTATTTGCCATGAGATGATCCACGTTAAACAGTATGCACGTAATGAAATCAATGGTGTTGACCTATGCTGGAAAGGTAGAAACATTCCAAAAGATACTGACTATTGGAACTTACCTTGGGAAAAAGAAGCTTATAGGTTACAAAAGAGATATGCTGATGAAATTTGGGAGTCTGATTTATTATAAATACATGTAATACTATATTCAAAGGAATTATATGCAATGCTTACTTTCGAGGAGTTTCTAATGGAAGGGTTCGTTCCACTGTCGGCTGATCAATTATTAAAGCCTGGACGTGAAGGACGAGCTACTACACTAATTACAAAAATTCAAGATGGTGATCCATTTTTATTGTACAAGGATAATACTAAAACTGTAGTATTACAAAAAGGGCAATCCCTCAACGATTATAAAAAAGCTCTAGATGCTGGAGACAAAAAGACTATGAATGCTATCGCCTTTAAGGGCTCTGATGGTAATGACTATAGTCTTAAAGATCTTGCTAAATCTCCTGAATTTGGTGGTAAAGGATCTGGGTCAGGTACAAGAGGCGAAGATGCTGCCCTAACTGATCTTAAACAAAAATTTAATAAAATATTAGACAAAGAAACAGTTCCCTTTCTTTATATCAAAATTGGTAAAAAGATAGAAAAGGTAATTGATATTGTATCTACACCAGGTGTTCCAAAATCTGACTTTCATATGGTAAGTCCAAGTGGAGAAGAAGTATTTTGGATCTCTCATAAACTTGGTAGTAAGGCTAACCACTTTCAGCAATATGGTGGAATGCCAGAACTTAAATTTACAAATTCAAAAGACATGAATAAGTTTGTAGATGATGTTAAAGTAGAGTTGAAAAAGCTAACAGGTGGTTCATTACCTATACTTCCTCCTAAGACAGCATTTGCGCGTAAAGTAACAGATAAGAAAATTATTAATATGACACTGTTCGGCAAAGGATTTAAGAACAAGCCAGACAGTAGACAAAATATTGATGTATTGTATCAAGGACCTATGAATCTTAAACGCGTAAGTATGAAGGACAATATTCCAGTTTATACAATTACATCAAATCATACACAGCTACATAGCTCATTACCAAAAATGGATTATGAGCCATATTATTACGTAAGGCCTGAGCAAGCTAAAAACCAGTTTGGTATCAAAGCAGCTAGGTTCTTTATTGTAGCAAAACTTACAGCCGTTAAAAACAGAAATACTAAGGTAATATAATGATCAAAGGTTTTACTGCACACCTTATTAGTGAACAAAAAAACACACACATGATGCACTTGGAAGACCAAGTTATCTATGGTGGAGTTAAAGGTGCAAGGGATGCAATCCTTGCATTACGTTCTTTACGTGATATGCTAGCTGGTAATGCAAGTAAGTCTGTAGACGTTACTGTAAAGTGGGATGGAGCACCAGCAGTATTTGCTGGTAAAGATCCGACTGATGGTGAGTTCTTTGTAGCTAAAAAAGGTGTCTTTAATAAAGATCCAAAAGTATATAAGTCACATGCCGATATCGATGCAGATACATCAGGAGATTTATCTGATAAATTAAAAGCTGCTTTTGATGCTTTAAAATCTTCTAACATCAAGGATGTTATTCAAGGAGATATTATGTTTGTCAAAAGCGATCTCAAAAAGGATAAAATCGATGGACAAGAATATATCACCTTCCACCCGAATACAATTGTTTATGCTGTGCCTACGGGAACACCAATGGCGAAAGAAATTAGCAAAGCGAAAATTGGAATCGTCTGGCACACAACATACAAAGGAAAAACCTTTGAAGAAATGAAAGCTTCATTCTCTGTAGATATGAAACAACTAAATGGTGCTAAAGGTATGTGGGCACAAGATGCCACACTAAGAGATCTGTCAGGTACAGTAACTCTTACGAAAAAAGACACTGAAGAAGTTACAAAAGCACTTAGTGTTGCTGGTACTATTTTCAGAAAGATAGCTTCTTCTACTCTACGGCAAATAGAACAAAATCAAGATATTGCTAAGATCATTGAGACACATAATAACTCTTATGTTCGTAAAGGACAAAAGGTAGTTAATACAACTAAGCATGTTGCATCACTGATCAAATATATTAATGATAAATATGGTAAGGAAATAGATAAAAGGTCTAGTGAAAAAGGTAAACAGGTTCAGATTGCTAAACGAGATGATCTGCTAAAATTCTTTTCACCGGCCAATAAAGCTAACCTAAAACTTATCTTCGATTTGCAAAATGCTATTGTAGATGGGAAATTAAAACTTATAAATAAACTTAATAGACTAAGTAAAATGAATACGTTTATTAAAAAGAAAAATGGCTACGAAGTAACTGGTGTTGAAGGTTATGTGGCTATTGATAAATTGAAAGGTGGAGCAGTAAAGTTAGTAGATAGAATGGAATTCTCTTCTAACAACTTCTCACCGGATGTGATTAAAGGCTGGGACACAGTGTCCCGATCCTAATGGAAAGAGCGGAAATGGTAAAGTTTAAGCAGTTTGTTGAAATATACGAAGAGACTTCATTAGATGAAGCACTCAACGTTCAACAACGCATGAAATTAAAACAATCCTTGCGTAGAAACAAAGCTAAGATCCAATTGGGTCGAAGACGGGCTGCGCGTAAGATGGCATCTGCAGAAGTTCTTAAAGGTCGGGCTCATAAACAAGCTAAAAATTTAATTGTTAAGAAAATTCTGAAGAATAAGCAAAAGGGTGACTTATCTTACGGTTCAAG